AATTGGCCAAGACCTGCCAAAAGAGATTAAAGAAACCCAACCAAAAGAAACAACAACACAGAAAGTAGAGGAATAGCCCTAATGGCAATTTTCTTATCAAACGGCGTAGTGGCTACTCTTAACTCAGTAGTGCTATCAGATCACGTAACGAGCGCAAGCATCTCTAGGACTTTTGACGAGCTAGAGGTAACAGCTATGGGCGATACAGCTCACAAGTTTGTAAAAGGCTTAGAGGCCAGCACTATTACGCTAGATTTTCTAAACGATGATGCTGCCTCAGGTGCAGGTTCAGTACGTGCAACTTTGCAAGCTGCGTGGGGTACAACCGTGCCACTAACGCTAAAGCAGACAAGCGCGGCAGTATCAACAACTAACCCGCTATATAGCACTACAGTTTTAGTTAATAACACACAAGATATTAACGGCGCTGTAGCTGACGAGTCAATGCAGAGTTTGACCTTTACCTGTAACTCACCAATCGTAATTACAACTGCACCATAACAATAAAGAAAAGGGGCTAACACAATGGCAAAACTCAAAATAACAAGGGCTGACGGTACGGTATCTGAGCATCAGATAACGCCAAAAATAGAGTGGGCCTTTGAGTTATATGCAAAAAAAGGTTTTCATAAAGCCTTTAGAGATGATGAAAAGCAGAGCGATGTTTACTGGCTAGCGCACGAGTGCCTTAGATCAGCGGGCGTTGAAGTACCTGTTTTTGGGGCGTTATTTTTGGACACCTTAGCTAAGGTCGAGGTGTTGGACGATGACCCTTCGCAATAGTGGGGCGCGGTAGTTTTGGTTACCTGGTTGCACAGCTAGCCGTAGAAACGGGTATCGCGCCCCAGTATTTACTAGACCTTGATACGTATATGTTTAAGAATATGTTAAAGGTTATTAACGATAGAGCTAAGGAGCAACAAAATGCCAGTAGAGGTAAGAGGGGGCGTTGAGCTACGCAAAGCTCTTAAAAAGTTTACCCCTGACCTGGCTAAAGCGTTGCCTAAAGAAGTAGCTACTGCCCTTAAACCTATAGTAAAAACTGGCAAAGGCTACCTACCCGATAATGGACAGATACTAAGCGGTTGGATAGCACGACCTGACTCAGCGGGCACATTTCCTACCTATGACGTGAGCTTAGCAAAATCTAAAATAGGCTATAAGACCACACCCTCAAAACCTAACTCTAAAGGTTTTAGATCCTTGGTCAGTATTTTTAACAAAAACGCTGCGGCATCTATTTATGAGCGTATGGGCAAGTTAAGCCCTGAGAGTGTCTTTGTAAAAAACCAACAGCAAAAATATAACGCACCTTTTAAGGGTCAGGGCAGGATGCAAGGCCGCGTTTTATTTAGGGCCTACGATGAAAATAACGGCAACGCTAGAGATGCGGTCATAACAGCCATTAACTCAGCCGCGGCTGCCCTTAATAAAAGTACAAAGGTGTAATTATGGCCAGCGTAGTTATAGATATAGCCTCCGAGTTTACGGGCAAAAAGGCATTTAGTAAGGCAGAGACAGCTACTAAGACACTTACTAAAAGTGTTAAAGGTTTAGCTGGGGCTTTTGGTCTTGCTTTTGGCGCTAGAGGTGCGATGCAAGCCGTTAGGGCTTTTGCAGAGGATGACAAAGCCGCTAAAGTACTTAGCAAAACTCTTAATAATTTAGGGCTAGCTTTTGCTGATCCAGCCGTTAAAACTTTTATATCTGACTTAGAAAAGCAATACGGCGTATTAGATGACAAGCTACGCCCTGCCTATCAGATGTTACTGACCAGTACGGGCAATTATATCAAGTCGCAAGATTTATTACGCACAGCCCTTGACCTTAGCGCTATGAGTGGGGTTGACGTAGTAAGCGTGTCAGCAGATTTATCAAAGGCCTACCAGGGTAATACCCGTGGCCTAATGAAGTACCAGCTAGGCCTAACTAAAGCTGAGCTAGCAGCTATGAGTTTTGAGGAGATTTTGGCCCAGGTGGCTAAGGTCAGTAAGGGTCAGGCACAGATAGCAGCTGACTCTTACGCAGGCTCGTTAGACAAGTTAAGCGTAGCAACTGCAAACGTAGCCGAGACACTAGGCAAAGATTTAGTAGATGCCCTTGCAATTTTAGGCGGTGAAGGTGGCCTGCCTAAAACCCTTAGCTTGATAGAGTCTATGTCAGGCGCCATAGGTACTGCCATTATTTACGCTGCACGTTTTGCACGTGTATTAGACATAATTACTGGCAGCGGTGCCTTTAATATGCTCGGCGATCTAAACAAAGCCTTTGCAGAGTTTGAGGCGCAGGATAAAGCCAGGGCTGCGGGTAAGTTTGCTGCTACAGGTATGGCTACCTCATATCAGGGTAAAAAAGCACAAGATGCAGCTGCTCTTGCTGCCGCTAAAAAAATTACTAAAGAGACACAAGCACAAGCTAAAGCCGCTGCAGCTTTAGCAAAATCAAAGAAAGAGCAAGCGGCGCTAGACAAAGCAACGGTGGCAGCGCAATTAGCTTTAAGCAAAGGCACAGAAGTTTTTGATATGGAGAAAATCCAACTTAACGCAGCGCTCATAGGCCAGGCTGAGGCTTTAGGCAAAGCTACAAGCGGAGCGCAAGTACTAGCTATTGCTAACGATGTAGCCCGTTTGAGGATTAAACAGGATATTTTAGCTCTAGAAGATGCAATAGCATCTAAAGACACGCAGGCAATTATTGCAGCTACGGCTAAACTTAACGCCGACCTAAGAGTATTGAGCGCTTTACAAAAGCAAGATTTTACTCTTTTAAGCATTAAATCTATTTTAGATAGTTTGATGCCTAAAGAGCTTATAGATCAATTAAACTTAGATTTAGCCCTTGCCAAGATTAGAGCGATGCTAGATCTATTGGCTGGGGGTACTGGCAAAATAGGTTCAACAGGCGGTGGCGGTGGCGGTGGCGGTGGCGGTAAAAAAGATTTTGGTATAAAAGATGTAACGCCAATAGCCAAACTAACAGGCAAAGAGTCTATAGGTGCTATCTTAGAGGTCACCGATGCCGTGGCTGTATTAGCCGATGTTATGGCGCAAACTATGGAACAAGAAAACTACGCTCAATATTTATCCTTAGTAGAGTTCCAAAGAAAATTGGGAGACTTTGGCGGCTATAGCGCTAATATGAACAGGGGCGGTGCTGGGGCAGGTGCTAACGTAACTGTAGAGATTATAGACAAGACCAGCGGCCTCATTGAAGTAGTACAAACTGCCGTACAAGAAAATAACAGGTTTGGCAATAACCTTAACTTTGCTGGGGCATTATGACCGTACCCGTAATTAACGCTGTTATTAACTTTAGTACTGGGCCTAGCTTTGCTCAATCTATGATTTTAGATACGGGCATATTAGACACTAACGTGCTAGGCGATAGCGCTGCAGTTATTGTGGACGTATCTAACGTAGTAGATAATATTGAGACAAAGCGCGGGCGTAACCCACAGGCTGACCAATTTCAAACTGGCACTCTTACTATGCGTATCGTTGACCAAAACGGAGACTTCAACCCACAAAACCCCGCTAGCCCGTATTACAACTTACTAACGCCTATGCGTAAGGTACAAATTACAGCTACATACGGGGCAACCACTTACCCTATCTTTGCTGGCTTTATTACTAGCTATACAACTACTACGCCCAAAAATGCTAACGATGTGGTTTATACAACTATTACAGCTGTGGATGCTTTTAGGCTGGCTCAAAACGCACAAATCAGTACCGTAGCGGGCACCTCAGCGGGTCAGCTCAGCGGTGCAAGAATCAATAACCTACTCGATTCTATTGGCTGGCCAAGCTCTATGCGTGATGTCGATGCAGGGCTAACCACAATGCAGGCAGACCCAGGCACAGCCCGCACAAGCCTTGCAGCTATGCAGACCGTAGAGATTAGCGAGTATGGGGCCTTGTATGTAGATGCGGCTGGCTCGTTTGTCTTTCAAGATCGTAGCGTTACGGCTGGCAGTACAGGGGCTACACCTACAGTATTTAACGATAACGGCACAGATATTAGCTACTTTAATGCGGTGTGGCGCCTTGACGATACCTTGGTTTACAACTCAGCCAGCGTTACCCGTACAGGTGGCACGGCTCAAACAGCCATAAATCAGGCCAGCATAGATAAGTATTTTGTGCATAGTTACAACCAGCAAAACCTGCTTATGCAAACCGATGCCGTAGCCCTTGAGTATGCACAGGCATACGTTGCATCTAGGGCTGAGACTAGTATCCGCTGCGATGCTATCCAGCTAGACCTTTATACCGATAATTACAATACGGGCATTATTGCAGCGCTAGACCTGGATTACTTTGACCCTGTAACTATTACAACTAATCAGCCTGGGGGATCAACGCTAACTAAGACTTTGCAGGTGTTTGGCGTAGCTATGAGCATTACGCCTAATAGCTGGAAAACAACACTAACCACTTTAGAGCCAATTATTGACGGCTTTATATTAGACTCAGCTATATACGGACTGCTTGACAGCGGCGTATTAAGTTATTAAGGAGCAATAAAATGGCCACAGAGTTCCCGTTTGTTACTGGCGAGGTACTAACTGCCGCAGCTATGAACACGCTAGTGGCTTTTGATGTCACAGCTGACAAGACCGTGGACTACACGGCTGTTATAGCTGACCAATATCAACAGCTTATCTCAATGAACAAGGCCACAGCCGTAGCCTTTAAGATCCCTACTAACGCATCCGTGGCTTTTGCCGTTGGTACGGTCATTACGGTACTTAACAAGGGTGTAGGCCTAGTCACAATTAGCGCGGTTACCCCAGGCACTACCACGGTGTTAAGCGCTGGAGCAGTAGCAGCATCTCCTACTGTGGCACAATATAAATCGGCTGCCTGTATCAAAGTTGCAACAGATACCTGGTATGTAGTTGGAGCTATTGCATAATGCTTAACACTATTGCAGGATTATTAGGTGCTGCCGCACCTGTTACTTTTAACATTGATTTGTTGATGGTTGCGGGCGGTGGTGGCGGTGGCTATGGCCCTGGCGGTGGAGGTGGTGCTGGTGGTTTTCGCTCGTTAACATCACAAAGCGTTACCGCAAGTACCTCTTACGCGGTAAGTATTGGCGCGGGTGGAACAGGTGCAACTGCTCCTTCATCTACAACAACAAACGGCTCAAACTTGTCATTTGGTGCATTATCTTCTACAGGCGGTGGCGGTGGTGGCCGAAGTAACGGCAGCGCAAATGGTCGTGCAGGTGGTTCAGGCGGCGGTGGAGCATTTGATAGTGGCACAGCTGGATCAGGTAATGCTGGAAGTTATTCGCCCGTAGAAGGACAAAACGGTGGAGCTGGCGGTGGAGCATTCCCAGGAGCAGGAGGCGGTGGTCATACAGGCGCAGGAGCAAATCCACCTAATACAAGCACTGGCGGTGGTGGCGGTGGTGGAACAGCAAGCTCAATCAGCGGATCATCAATAACTTATGCAGGTGGCGGTGGTGGTGGTGGTGGTTACTCACCAGCAGGAAACGGCGGCGCGGGCGGTTCTGGTGGCGGTGGAGCAGGTGGTAATGGATCAAGTAGTGGCGCTGCGGGAGCAGCTACAGCAGGAACAACTAATCGCGGTGGCGGTGGTGGCGGTGGTGGTCAGGGTTTAACAGCAGACACAGCAGGCGCGAATGGTGGCTCAGGCATACTTTATCTAAAATATCCTGATACAAAAACAATAACTATTGGCGCAGGTCTTACAGGTACAACGGCAGCGCCTTCAGGCGGATTTATTGTCTCAACAATTACTGCAGGTACTGGAAACGTGAGCTGGGTATAATGGCACATTACGCATTTATTAAAGATGGAATAGTTACCGAAGTTATTACTGGTATAGATGAAACTGAACTTATTGAGGGTTTAGACACAGAAACTTGGTATGGTAATTTTAGAGGGCAAACCTGCAAGCGCACTAGTTACAACCACAACATAAGATTTAATTATGCTGGAATAGGTTTTACATACGATCCTGTTAAAGATGCTTTTATACCACCTGAGCCTGAGGGTAATTTAGGTTTAGATGAGGCAACCTGTCAATGGATAATGCCCGATGAACAGCTATAACGGCTGGCCTGCATCTAAAGACCAGGCTGAGATAGGCGTAAAGCCTTTTAAGGTAGAGGGCACAAACCTCAAAATTCGCTGTGCCGAAAAGGTAGCGCCGTTGCTTATTAACTTTGCTAAAGAATTTAACGAGCTAATAGAGCCAATAGAAGGCGGCACGTTTGACGATTGGGGCTATGCCTACAGAGACGTAAGAGGTGTGGTAGGCAAACTAAGTAACCACGCCAGCGGCACAGCTATAGACCTTAACGCTACAAAGCATCCTTTAGGCAAGGTAGGCACGTTTGATGCAGCTAAGGTACCTATGATCCGTGCCCTGGCTAAAAAGTACGGGCTAACCTGGGGCGGGGATTGGACAAGAAAAGATGAGATGCACTTTGAGATAGCACTAAGCCCTGAAAAGGTCAGGTCTTTAATTACTAAGTTAGGAATAGAAAATGCCAACTAGCGCACAAGTAACAGTAACTACTACAGCTACATTATTAGTAGCAGCTAACATTATGGATCAAACCGTATGGCTACATAATCTAGGCGGCAGCGCTGTGTATTTAGGCGATGCCAACGTAACTACAACTAACGGATACAAACTAGATAATGGCGATAAAATGCAGGTGCCTGTAGGTGACAATGAAGGCCTTTACGGTATTACGGCATCATCAAGCCATACGATTGCAGTATTAAAACAAGTCAACTAAGGGGCATTTAAGGAGCAATACAATGCAAGAGCAACTAAAGGCTGCGGCCTTGTCTTACCTACGTGCAGCTCTATCGTGCGTGGGTGCGCTGTATCTATCAGGTATCACAGACCCTAAAGTACTAGCTAATGCTTTTCTAGCTGGGCTAATTGGGCCAGTACTAAAGGCACTAGCACCTAATGAAAAACAACTGGGAATAGGCGCTAAGTAAGTGTCACAGGCCCAGGCATACATAGCGGTAGCGTTGGGGATCGCTACGCTTTCAGGGTTTATGGCTGGGCTTGTGCGGCACCTTGTTAAGTATTACCTATCTGAGCTACGCGATGACGGCAACGGCGGGCACAACCTTAAAGGTAGGGTTGAGCGTATAGAAATCCGCGTTGACAAGATTTACGAATTATTGCTAGAGGACAGGCTCAGTAAGTAGGGCGTGTCGCGTTGCCTTTTGTCAGTAGCTAGGTTCATACTTTAACTACACACGCCGAGAGGGCTACTCGGATAAGTAGCGCTTCGGCCTTAACAAAGGGCGAAAGATGAACAGTTTAGATCTAATAGTGGTAGGTATGGTTTGCCTGTTTATGGGCTTATTTATCTATGCAGCTTATGAAATGGGCTACAAAGTAGGACTAGGTGAAGGTTACCTACGTGGCCGTAATATCGCTAAGGCGTTAAAAGAAGCTGAGGCCAAGCGATGAGTAATTTCTTAGAGGGCTACGAGGATGTCAACGCTAGGATTATTAGGGCGCGTGCCGAATATCCCACGCTACGTTTAGTGGCATATATCGAGGATATAGACATAACAAAAGGTTATATTTTAGTTAAGGCTGAGGCCTACAAAGAGTACGAAGATCATCTACCTAGCGCTGTTGATTATGCTTTTGAGATGCGTAGTGACCGTGGGGTTAACCTGCATTTTTGGGTAGAAAACGCAGTAACCAGCGCTTATGGGCGCGTTATTGGTTTGCTTACACCTGGCGGTATAGCCCGCAGTACTAAGCAGGATATGGAAAAGGTAGAGGCGCTTAGCACTAAAGACGTAGCACCTGTTAGCGATGATTTATGGGCTACTACACCCGTAGCACAGACCATAGAGGCAGTTAAAAATGAGCTAGGCGGCATCTATCTACAGGGCAAACCTGAGTGTAAGCACGGTGCCCGCGTTTGGCGCACAGGCACTAGCGCCAAAACAGGGAAAGAGTGGGGCAATTTTAGCTGTATTGAAAAGAGCAAGGCAAACCAATGTGATCCTGTTTGGTATATGCAAACATCTACAGGTTGGGCGCCCCAGGTATGAGCGAGAGCTACGAGTTAATCAACCTCAAAGAGATGACAGGCAAACTCTTTGTTAACGGTGAGTTAGCAGCTGAGTACAAGGTTGAACAATGCGATAAATGCGCCCTAGTGGCACAATTAGATAAGTTTGGCTATCAAAAAAACAGCTTTGAAAACATTATATGGTTTTGTAAGGGCTGCCGATGATAGACACAGAGCAAGAGCTATTTAACTACATCAAGGGCCGATACCTAGAGGATCTAACTAAGTCATCTGACCCGTATGAGTACCACGATTGCACTAGCACCCTGTATAGGCTGCACATAGAGCTAAAGTGTAGGCACACGCATTACGATAACCTGCTCATAGAGCAAGAGAAGTACGATGCGCTAATGCAACAGGCCGAGCGCCTGGGCTTTACGCCATTTTACGTTAATGCCACACCTAAGGGCATTTACGCCTTTAACCTGCGTAAGATGACGGTTAAGTGGTCAGTTAAAAGGCTGCCTGCTAAGACAGAGTTTGACTCTCAGGGCCAGGTTGACAAGACCGTGGCCCTTTTGCCTATTTTAGAGGCGGTGCAGCTATGAGTGAGTCAATACGCTTTGAGTGTCGTAGCTGTAAGAAGATAACAGAGCAGATAGAGCGCATAGTGACAGATAATTTGCCTGCTAACGTAAAGGTTTTACAATGCAAGGTATGTAGCAAAATGAGTGTATGCCTATTGGTTACTTATGCCGATGCAAAATAGCCTATTTAACGTTGTGAGCGAAAGCACAACAACTGATGATTATTACACGCCTAAATGGCTTTTTGATTTAATGGACTTGGAGTTTGATTTAGATGTAGCAGCACCATTACAAGGCATCCCGTGGTTACCTGCAAAGCGTTGGTTTAGCCAGGCAGATGACGGCCTCGCGCAGGACTGGGGGGGGGCTCTTGTGTGGATGAACCCGCCTTTTAGCAAAGCAACACCTTGGATGCGTAAGTTTATAGAAAATGGCAACGGTGTGGCTCTTGCGCCTGTAAGTAGATCAAAATGGTTTAATGAGATATGGAATTGCGCTGATGCAATAATGCCGACAAGCCCTGATTTTAAGTTTGAAAGGCCTGACGGTAAAGCTCAAACAATTAGTTTTCAAACTTTTCTATTTGCGTTAGGTGAGCCCGCAACGGCAGCATTGCACCGTACAAAGTTAGCGAGGATAAGATGAAAAGTTATCCACAGGTGACGAAATGCCTGTGGACGACACGCCAAACACGCGTGAGTTATCCACAACTGGCTAGTAACTTGACACACGCGGTACGCTCCACACTCGCAGGCGAGCCGCTGAGGCGGGTAGCTCGCAGGCGTAGTTTGGTGCTGTTGGCCGTGCTCTGTGTAATGGGAATTACGCCAGCTAATGCAACTGATCCAAGCAAAGAAAACTACAAGATATATGCACATTTAAAGCTATTAGATGATAAGCAATACAGATGCTTGGTTACCTTATGGCGTATGGAAAGCCAATGGTCACCTACAGCCAAGAATAAAAAGAGCAGCGCATACGGCATACCACAGCTGCTAAAGATGACAGAGCGCAACCCATATAAGCAGATAGACTTAGGCTTAAAGTATATTGCTTATCGTTATGGCAATCCTTGTAAGGCTTTAGATCATCATAAGAAAGTAGGGCATTACTAAGTGAAGGCTAAAGACCCTAGAGATGGTAGGCGTTACAAGGCTAGGCGTTTACAAGTGTTAAACGCTGGGGGCTGGACGTGCTTTTATTGTGGCCAAGAGGCCAATCAGGTTGACCACGTAATACCTATAGCAAGTGGTGGTGACCCAATGAGCCTTGATAACCTTGTGCCTGCCTGTAAGCGATGCAATCTCAGTAAGGGTAAGAAGTCACAGGGCGTTTTTTTAGCCACAACGGACACCCCCCCTGTCTTTTCTGACCTTTTATCCCCAAAAACGTCTGTAATGACCCAGCAAGGCCCTTGCGCTGGCCAACCTGAGCAGGATGTTAACTAATGGCAACCAAAGCTAGCCAGCCCTTACGAGGGGCGGTAAGACCACGCCTAGAAAACAAGCCGCTTAAAGGTGCAAGCCGAGGCGATGAAGTTGCACAGCTAGCCGAGGATATTGGCCTGCCGCTTTTACCCTGGCAGCGCTACGTAATGCAGGATATGTTGACGATAGATAAAAATAAAATGTTTGTGCGTAAAACTAACCTGCTTCTGACGTCACGCCAACAGGGCAAAAGTCACCTAGCGCGTATGCGTATCCTGGCGGGCTTATTCTTGTTTAACGAGCGTAACCACGTGGTCATCTCCTCAGCGCGATCTATGGCATTAACCACTTTTAGAGAAGTGGCACAAGCTATAGAGGATGCACCTATTCTAAAGAAAGAGCTAAAGAGCATCCGCTACGCCAACGGTAACGAGGCCATAGTATTAAAATCAGGTGCGAGGTTAGATGTACGTGCAGCTACACGTGACTCAGCTCGTGGCGCTACGGCAGATTTTCTATTTATAGATGAGCTTAGAGAAGTTGACCAAGTAGCCTTCGCAGCTGCTATGCCAGTAACCCGCGCACGGCCTAACGCACAAACCCTACTGGCCAGTAATGCAGGCGATGCTTTTAGCGTAACTTTAAACGAGTTACGCGAGCGATGCCTGGCGCACCCGCCTGAGTCGCTAGGTTATTACGAGTACAGCGCGCCACAGTTTGCAGCTTTAGATGATCGTAAAGCCTGGGCTATGGCAAACCCAGCTTTAGGAATACTGGTAACCGAGGCCTCAATTCAAGAAGCGTTAACGACACAAACCACAGAGCAATTTAGGACAGAAACGTTATGCCAATGGATAGATTCGCTACAATCACCGTGGCCCCACGGTAGTGTCGAAGATGCCAGCGACATCAACCTAAAAATGGCACCTGGGCCTTTAACTGTTTTTGCCTTTGACGTTAGCCCAAGCCGCCGCGATGCAAGTTTAGTAATGGGCCAGCTATTGCCTGACGGGCGCATAGGTGTAGCTGTATTAGATACCTACAGCTCACAGGTAGCCGTAGATGAGTTAGCTATAGCTGCAAGTATTAAAAAATGGGCCGATATGTATTACCCACGTATGGTTTGTTATGACAAGTACACCACGGCATCCATAGCCCAGCGTTTGCAAAATGCAGGCGTACAAACGCGAGACGTATCAGGGCAGAGCTTTTATACAGCTTGTTCAGACTTTCACGATGCCTTAGTTAATGACCGTTTGCGGCACTCAGGCCAGGATTTACTAATACAACAAATGGCCAACTGTGCGGCAAAGATAACGCCCGATGCCTGGCGTATTGTGCGCCGTAAATCGGCTGGCCCTGTAGATATACCTATTGGCCTAGCTATGGTAATTCACATCCTGGCGCAGCCTGTATCTGAGGCTAAAGTTTACGTTTAGACACGCCGAGGCTGTGTATAACTTTACACCTGTGGATAACCTATAATCCGCCCTATGGGTCTATTGCAAACTTTTGGTTTATCTAAAAAAGATGTCACAGCCCAGTTAGCCCCTGCCGTTATGTCACAAGGTTACGGCGCAGGCGTTTATAGCTATGGCGGACTGTATGCAACTGGCAACGGCGCCCCTTTTATGGATCGCTTTACAGCTTTGCAAGTGCCCGCTGTTGCACGTTGCCGTAACTTAATTGCAGGCGTTATATCAAGTATTGATTTAGAGCTATACAAAAAATCTACAGGTGCAAAAATGGAAAGCCCACTATGGCTCGACCAACCCGATATGCGCCAGCCACGTAGCGTAACTATTGCTTATACCGTTGACTCACTTTTATTTTATGGCGTTGCATATTGGCGCGTTACATCTTTGTATGCCGATGACGGGCGCCCTAGTGGTTTTGAGTGGGTAGCTAATACTCGCGTTACAGTTACTACTGACCAATACGGTGATCAGGTTGATTACTATAGCGTTAACGGTGTACGCGCACCTATGGCAGGTATTGGCAGCCTTGTTACTTTTCAATCTTTATTACCTGGCGTATTAGAGACGGGCGCCCGCACAATACAGAGCGCGATAGATGTACAAAAGGCCGCAGCTGTTGCAGCTGCTACACCTATGCCAACTGGCTTTATTAAAAACAGCGGTGCAGATTTACCTGAGGCACAGATTAGCGGTTTGCTGGCTGCGTGGAAAGCAGCACGTGCCTCACGCAGCACAGCATATTTAACTAGCACTTTAGATTACCAACAGGTCGGCTTTAGCCCTAAAGATATGACTTACACGGAATCGTCTCAGTATTTAGCTACGGAAACAGCACGGTTAATGAACGTACCCGCATATTACATAAGTGCAGATATGAATAACTCAATGACTTACCAAAATATCTTAGACGGCCGCAAAGAGTTTGTAGCATATTCATTACAGCCGTTTATTAGCGCTATTGAAAACCGTTTATCTATGGATGATATTACGGCTCACGGTAACGTAGTGCGCTTTGCATTAGATGAAACTTTCTTACGTGCCGATACTGCAGCGCGTTTAGATGCAATAGAGAAAATGCTTAACCTGGGTTTAATTGACTTAGAGCAAGCGCAAAGTATGGAACAACTAAGCCCTAGTGGCCTTAATGAAGGGAACGGCACTAATGATCTTAACGTTTAGTGGCAATATAGAGGCAGTAGATAGTGGCGAGCGCCGTATGATTTCAGGCAAAATTGCACCTTATGGCGAAGTGGGCTACACAAGCGCGGGCAAAGTAGTTTTTGCTGAGGGTTCAATTAGCGCAGCTGAGCCAAGTAAAGTAAAACTTTTAATGGCACACGATAACTCAGCCGTGGTAGGGCGTATGCAAAGTATGACCTCAGCTAAAGACGGCCTTTATGCAAGTTTTAAGGTAAGTGCATCCTCACGTGGATCAGATGCGATTTTGCTAGCCCAGGAGCAACTTATGGACGGCTTATCCGTTGGTGTGGAAGTTACCGCATCAAAGCCCCAAAAGGATTATC